TCCAGGTTGATAATACTTATTATCAGGCGCAGAAAAGTGTATGACCTTATAATCTTGAGATTCATAAATCTTGGCTAACGACGATTTGAAACTCCTATCAACGCCCTCAATTACGATGTAAGCCATAAATATATCTCCTTATTGGAGATAATTATACCCTAGGGCGAAAAACGCCAGAATAATGATTGCGTTTTGAAGCGTTTTCATTTGCCCACATTGGCTGTAGATTGATATAATTGCAAGCTCTACGGATTTCATCATCATTTTCTAAATTAAAACTCGACAAAGGAACGACATGATCTATTTGCCATTTTCCGTAATTAGACCAAGACATTCCATCTTGGAAGAGAGAAGCAATGTAAATCTTTAATTCTTCAATAGAGCAGCCTAAGTCTTTTACAGCAGATATGTTCTTTTTGTTCGAATTTAAAGCGCACCACAGTCTGCATCTTAAGTTTCTAGCAATTCTATAGTTTACATCATTTATAAGACGTTTTTTACGTCTATCTTTAAGAACTAAAGCATTTAATTTTTGATATTCTTTTACTCTTTGATATTGTTTTTCTTTATTCTTGTCGAACCACTTGCGCTGCTTGTTGCGCATTTTACCTAAATTAGACAGACGATATTTATCGTTGTATTTGCCTTGACAAGACTTGCAAGCAGCTTTTAAATGAATAACACCTTTGCGTTTAACAGTGTTAAAATTAGAGGAATGTAGTTCCTCTAAACATTTAGAGCATTTCTTTAGCATATGAATTATGCTTACTCTTTCTCGAGGTCTGCGGCTACGTTGATTGGGTTCCTGGCGACAGTGCCGCCTATGTTTGAAGCCTGCGTAGCACCGTATTCCTTAGCAGATTCTTGTAGTTGCTGAACTGGAGAGCCTGCCTTAACCGCTGCCTCTGCGTCTGACTGTTTTTGACGCTCTGCGTCTCCGTCTACTTGTTGACGCTGCAGATCGTGCTCGTGATCCATCTGTTGCTGCTGCATAGCGACTTGCTGCTTTTGTTGCTCTTTGGCTTCCTTTTGAGCTTGTTTGGTCATGAGCAAATTCGACCACTGCAAGAACATTGGATCGCCAGGTAGGTATTTAAGTTCATCGCGAGTTGTAGCACCCTTATCGCCAAGAAATACTTCTCTTTGCTCACCCCTGGTCATCATCTTATCTACGAGCCCCCAGAAAGCTTGATTCAGAGGAAGATCTGCTATAGGATGATCGATAGGCTTCTTGTCCTCGTTTTTGAGGAGATCGTTCATCGTTGAAAACACCGTCATCTGAGCCTGTCTAAGCGATATGTCCGTCTGAGCAGTGTCATCGGTGTATCCGACAAACTTGAACTTGTACCTAGAGGCAAGTTCTTTATCTAGAGCAGGAATCAACTCCTGATTTATTACGTCTTCTATGAAGTACAAGATCGGTAATAGACCTCTCTCCCTGGAGTATGTGATCTTAAACTGTCCAGATTCTTTAGCCTGGGAAGCTGCTCGACCGTTAGCTGTAGTTAGGTAATCGAGTCCGACCTCTATGGGGTCGATCTGAAACTGGGCGCAGATGGATCGCATGACGTGGGAGTTGAAGTTGATGTACTCCATCTCGCGTGCTGATCCTGACATCGGTATCCACTGGACGTCATCCAGGCCTGCGACAATCGGCGTCCGCCAAGCGTTATTAGACCCTGAAATAGTGTTGTAGAACTGACGACGGAAAGACGCGAGAGTGTTCTGAGTAACCGTACCTTTAAGATGTAAGATTCCTCTTGCTGCGTACCCGTGCGTAAAGTAATTTGCATTGTACGATTCTACGTTTAGGTGGTTGGTGATCATTATTACAGCTTGCTCGACCATCGATATGGCGTAGCCGTTAGAGTCAGCGAAATTCTTAGGATTGAATAGCTTGAACACCATGTCCTCGTCGCCGAATACGTTTACGACGCGCATATCCATGGTTTGTTGAACGTACTTTAGATACTCCATATTCGGAGTATTCAGCGCACCATCGCCTCTAGGATCATTGTCTGATCTTTTCTTGTGATACATCTCGAGGGCAATCTTAGCCTGATTCTCTACGGTGTCCTTTGACACGTTCGGGTTGATACGATAAACGGTCTCAGCTGGTAGAGGGCGAAATCTATGCATAGACCCCTTGCGGGTCAGCACCTTCTCTACCGCTATGTGACCAAAAGTGAGTGCATCCCACGTGATCAACTTAACGAACTCGCCAAACATCATCTCTTCGCCGCGCGGTGTGCCATCGGCCCTACCGCAGTGGTACACGTAATCTTCCAACATCCTGATATTATCAATGTCTTCCTGAGAAACAGGCTCACTGTGATTGGTCTTTATAAACCGATAGCCCATATCATACTTCTTATCCTGAGGACGGGAGAATCTCAGGACAGTATCGCATCGGATCTGCAAGATCGCATTCACAAGCCAGTCCCTCATGGATATCTCCCTGAGAGTTCGATTGGCAATACGCGATATCTTAGACTTCGACAAGAAGTAGTTATGCGCCGCATGATCGTAGAAAGGGTCAGTTAGTATAGCCTTGCTACCGACCAAGTTTTGATCCCTCTGAGATTCATTGCTTGGCTGAGGAGTGTCCCCTAGGCGATCCGCCTCTGATTTAGTTAAGTCCTCGATATCTTTGCGAAGGGAATCTGTTATTGCTTTCTTGACATCTTCAATCCAAGACATTTGTGTCTCCGAGCTTGCGGTGATAAGACGATATCATTATACGGCTAGAGTGTCCATATGAAACCGCCATCCATACCTTGATCCTCGTCGTCATCTAGATCCGATAACCTACCTATTTTACCCATCTTATCTGTATTAACTTCTGGATTAAACGGAAGATTATTAACTTTAGCGTATTCTTCTGGCGTCGGCGGTTTAAAGAAATTGCCAGTGCTATCTACTAGTTTAGCCATGTCAACGTCTAAGCCAGCGGAGGAGAGTATTACTGCGGATTTTCCGAAGAGGTTTGTCATAGCGTATCGAATGGCGTCGATCCAGTGGTCATGCTCTGTGTCTGGATCGTCTGTGATCTGGCCGGATGCATCGACCTTGTAATGGTACAGCTGAAATTCCCTTATCAAGGGCTGACACGTCTCCTGCGCTAAGAATATCTTAGGCTCACCAATCCCTGGAACTTTAAGCCACTTCTTAATGATCTGGATACCGGTGTTGACTTGACCTTTGTCGGTATTTGTTGAAGTTGGTAGACCTAGCTTACGCATCTCGACAGCGTCGCCGGGATCTGCTTGATCTGGAAAGTACAGCTGCGTGCGGTAGACTTGATTCCACTTGTTCTTGATGTGATGCATCCATGCTGGACGAGAGATGTAGGTCATGCCGTCGCACCTAACGACGTAGATGTTTTCTTTAGAATCAACAAAAAAGGTTACTAATGTGTGAGGGTTAGACCATCCCCAGTCGATACCGGAGTACGCTGGTAGACCCATGGCATGACACTTCTTAACGAAGATGTCGTGGCTGCACTCGCCAGGAAACTCCTTTCCTGTTAGTATATGCCACATCTGATTCCAAGTCTTGACGTGGGTTCTCTCATCGAACTCTTTAAAGACGATACCCTCTACGGAAGGCTTTAGGTTCATCAACTGAGACATCGCCCAATCTGGGCCCTCGGACAATATCTTCTGCGAAAGTTCGTCTATAGACTTAAGCATAGGTGAAGTTGATATCTGATTCTTAGCATCGCCTAAGCAGATCGGTGCAAGAGGACACCTGTAGCATCCAGAGTACATCTCGTAGGGTGCATAATCTTTCTTTTTCTGATCCCCGAGCTTGTTATATTCAGAAGGAAGACGAACATCAAAAGATTGCTGGTCGATGTAGTATGTCTGCTTATCGGTTCCAGATCTTGAATCTGGACATCTCTCCGTAAACTCAAACGCTGTCCAGCGACGAACATGGCGTCCTTGCTTTTCTGCATTCTCGATTGCCTGGTTCATAAGGCCATATCTAGACTTACGCGTAGAGATACCAACCCTAAGGGGCTTCTTTCCTCGTTTTGAGTCAAGCATACCAGAAATCTCTTTGTATGCTTTTACAGCCTCACCAGAAACCGTATCTATCTCATCGACAACGACCAGAGGGACGTGCGGTCCGTTTAGGGCACGCATGGTGCAAGGAAGAACCTCTAGTGTTATCTTTTCGCTAGAGACATTGAAAACAGACTTCTCCATCGTAGACTTTTCTAAGATGCGATCTGTTTCTTGAGTTTTAGGCGGCAACACTAAGGGCTTAATTCTATCGGACATCAAGAATTTTTGCTGATATTCATAGCATCGTTTAGCTTGAGAAAGAATGGCCCCTACATGAACAACGTCTCGCTGATCATGCAAAAGCACTAGAAGTTCAGCTATAGCCATGCCAAGGGTATTGTGGCTTATGAAGCCGTTGGACCAGTAAGCGTGGTCGACGTCTACCTCAAGGTCGTGAAAGTAATGTTTGCCAAAGGCAATGCTGTCTACGACCTCGTAACAGCCTTTCCTTATAAATGAGAGATAATGGGCCCAATCATATTCTTCTAGGCGGTTTGCCAATTCTATGAAGTAGTCGATCTTGTAGCCGTATACGTACGATTCTTTGGCCTTATCGCCGTTGCCCCATAGATCCTTAGAGTACTTTATGTTGGAGTGAGTTTTCTTGCCGGCCTCTAGTCGCCAGTATCCATTTGATATCTCGTATCTGCTTTTTATGTGGTCCGCGAAGGCTTTTAATAGAACTGATGGATACCTGAACTGCTCGTTCATCTTGGCGGCGTAATCTTTAAAGGCGGTTCGCTTTGAGAAAAGAGGCATCAGATACTCGGGCAGCGGTGTCTTGTATTCCGCCGAATGGTACTCAACTACATGGTCTTTTACAAACTTAGTAGTCGATGGCCTGCGACGCTTCTTATTTATCGCCGCGTGTACGCCGAATATATTTAGTATCTGGGCGATCTGCTGTATCAACTCTGGATTTGCAAGCGTTATGGAGTCCTTTGAGCCATCGGTCTCCATCACCCCAGATATGAAACCGGCCAGGAAACTGGGGCTGTGGTCTAGTGTCTTAAGCTTCTTAAAGTAACAAAGTTCACCATCTATGTAGGTCTTAACGAAATCTCTAAATGCCTTGACTGAAGATGATGCATTTTTAATCAAGGCAGACTTGTGGTCATTTCTGACGTTAATGGCAACGTCAAGATGTTTTGCAATTAGATTTACGTAATGATCCAACTGGTGCGGGTCTTTTGCAGACAGCGATATGTTCTTGTTGTGACCTCTACCAACGCATCCGTCACCGGTAATACAGCCAACAATCCAGCCAAGCTCATAATCCATAGATGAAGTATCTACAAGATGCCCCAAAGATTCCATGGACCTATAGATGAGCTGACCAGGAGTGAGATCTTTCATATGCACCCAGTCAATCTTGCCGGTATCAGGATGGAGCGCCTGTACGCGATGCTTGAGAGATCCTGTAAGCGACCATGCACCATGTTTTATAAGATGCTTGGTGTTTAGCGTGACGCCGTTTTTAATTCCTTCATCAAATGTTTGAGTCACTGGTCTCCAAGACCAGCCAGTCCAGACGCTGTCGCCTACAATAATGTCTTCAATAGATTTAAGGCCTTGATTAGTTAGTATCTTAGTCCCTTTGACCGTACATTTTCCAGATCCACGACCAGCAACATACAATAATTCTTGAACATTTTCTGGATTGTTGCTGTTTACGCAAATATTATAAACATCCCATATTGCGTGAAATGGTGTTGTATCTGCATAACGAGACACCTTACAGTCTGGCAACTGCAAATTAAAAAAATACTTTATATAATTTTTTAAATCTGCCTCTGTTCGGCACGGCGTTAAAAAAACTCGCTCTAATTGCTCTAATGTAAATTTAGAAGCACGCTCAGTCATTCTTTGAGAAGCTTGCTGCTGCTTTGCTACTTTACTAAGAGCAGTCTGATCTGCCCTTTTTTTAGGCAGCTCAATAAACTTTTTATAATGATTGCCACAGTAACCCTTGGCCTTAAGCGGTTTTACGCAGCCGGGAACTGAGCATATATTCTTGATATCACTCATCTTCTGGATCCTGAACTAGCTGAGCAAGCAATATAGCCTCCTCTGTCTGCTGAGACTTTGGTAGCGCCTTTGATTTGGCACCCTTTGTCAGCTGGACTTTAGCCTGATTGTCCTGATCGACCGGCGCGGCCAGAGCGCGAACTGAATCTGCTACCTTGGCGAGCATCTCGATCACCTGAGAATACTCCTTGAGCGACTTTATTCTCATGCTCGGCGGAGGAATCTTAGTCGGATCCTGAAGATACTTTCGCATCTCCTCGACGTTCTCGGCGGTCGAGACTGATACCATGTCCGTGAGAAACTCTACCTGCTCAACAGTCGATCTGACTATCCTAGCCCTTATTCGATCGTACACCGAACTAGCGAGCTTCTCTCTGTCTTTCTGCCATCCGTTTAGTGCAGCAGTTAAAGCTATCTTACCTATTGGGTACTGAGGAAACTTCTTGTTCAGATCCTCCATAGAATACCCGAGAAGGTACAGTTCGTATAGCGGTAGAGCTTCCTGCTTACTCATCGCACCTGCTGTCTTGTACTGTTTTAGGTACTTCTCTGCCTCGCGGATCTGATCAAACGTCAGCCCGTATCTTTCTTCTGCATTTAGTCTTTTCTTTAGCAAGGAATTTCTC